CGGAATGATATGGCTAATCCGTGGCTCACGGCGAAAACCGTACCATTGCCCATGTCAATACCCTCGAAAACGACTAAGTCCAATGATTTAGCTGCATCTATGCGCACTAATTTAATTGGAATTGTATCTGATATGGATAAGGTGTGTCTTGGATTCTATATAGTTTCAAACTTCATCTTGGTTCCCACACATTTTTTGGATGTACATGGTGATCGAGATATCAAGATTCGTTGCTTTAAAGCCATAGAGAGTCAGGTCGGGCGTTCTTTTCGTGATAAGATATCAAAGTCATTTCGGGTAAATATACCTGGAACGGATTTCTCTCTATGTTTTGTGACAGGTGGAGGCTCAATGAAGGATTTTAGAAAATTCTTACCCTTGGACGGAGATTTACGAAAGTGTGCCGCACAACTGGTCACTCGTGAAGTACAAGGAACAGAAATAAAATGTTATCCTACATTATTTCAAGGAACAGGTTTAGTTGCTCATACAAAAAAGGTATTTTGGGGGTCGTATTATAAGCTCCCCATTGTAACTCAACCTGGAATGTGCATGTCTCCCGTGATTAGCGATATGAAAGGATGTACTATTCTTGGTTTTCATCTTGGAGGGAAAGACAACATAGGAGGATGTGGAACACTCACTCTGGATCAGGCGAACTATGCTATAAATGAATTGGCTTCAGTTGATGGAGTGGTGCTTTCGGCCTCTAGTGGATGTCTCAAACCGGAGATGGGCGACTTCACAAGACAATACTTTGGAAAAGAAATATTTGAGGGAGCAGAGATACATCCAAAGAGTGCCGTTAATTACCTTCCAGAGGGAGCCTGTATTGACGTTTATGGCAAGACCTTAGGTAAGGCAACTCCAAAGAGTAATGTCATACCAACATTAATTTCCTCTGCAGTTACAGAAGTATTTGGTGTACCCCAGCAGTGGGGGCCTCCAAAAATGCAGGGTAAAGGAAGATATCCTTTCCAAGCGACACTTGAATATGCTTCTATACCAAGTCTCCCAATCGGAAGTGTCTTGGAAAAAGCTGTTCATGACGTTAAAGAAATCAGTAAAGGAGTTAAGATACTATTACCTGAGTTATTTTCTGTTAAACCTTTAACAAGAGTGGAAACCGTTAGTGGACTTGATGGTGTAAAATTTATAGATGCTATGAATCTAAACACTTCTCCTGGAATTCCCCTATCAGGTAGCAAACATCCGTATGTGGTTGAATTGAAACCAGAAGAATATCCTGGTATTTCTAAACCGCGCACTTTTACACCCGAAATTTGGGAAGAATATGATCGTATGGTTGAAGTATTAGAATCCGGGTGTAGGACTTATGTACCCTGGAAAGCTTGTTTGAAAGATGAAGCAACTAAATTGACCAAGGACAGTGTAAGAGTGTTTCAATGTGCTCCTATAATGCTCCAATTACTGATACGTATGTATTTCTTGCCCATTGTTCGAATTATTCAAATGAATCCTGTTCGCTATGAATGCGCTGTTGGTGTTAATGCGGAGGGTTTGGAATGGGAAGAACTGTGGGAAGCAGCAATGTCGAAAGGGAAAGAACGTGTACTTGCTGGCGATTATAGCAAGTATGACGTTCGTATGCCAGCTCAAGTAACTATTGCTGCTTTTGACATACTGATTCACATTGCTTCTTTGTGTGAAGGTTATGAAGAAAAGGATTTACACATGATGCGTATGGTAGTTCATGAAATAGTTTATCCAGTTATAGCTTATAATGGTGATTTAATCCAATTATTTGGTACAAATCCATCTGGTCAAAATTTAACAGTCATTATTAATTCTCTGGTAAATTCTCTCTTGTTAAGATCTTGTTTTTTCACAATATATCCGGACTTGGATTTTAAGGAGAATTGTTCATTTATTACCTATGGCGATGATGTTATAGGAACAGTTTCTCCTACATGTGATAATTTCACTCATATAACGTATGCAAAATGGTTGGATGAACATGATATGAAATTTACGATGCCAGACAAAGAGTCTACCCCTGTTCATTACATGAAAGAAGCAGATGTAGACTTCCTGAAACGTAAAAGTGAGTTCAATGAAGATTTAGGGTGTAAAGTCGGCTTGTTATCTGAAAAGTCTATTTTTAAAAGATTACATGCACACATACTTTCAAAAGAACTCACAATGGAAATGCATAGCGCTCAAAATATAGAGAGCTCTTTGCACGATTGGTTTTACTACGGTAGGCAAATTTTCGAAGACCGACGCGAAAAACTCCGAAACGTAGCTCGCAAGTGCGATATTGAGCACTTGTGCCCTGCATTGGATATATCCTATGATAAACGTGTTGCTTATTGGCGCCATAAATATCTAGGTGAAGATCCAATTGATGGGGAAATTATAAGTTTGGAGTAGGCACTTTAAGCCTACTTACCCAGTAAACAGCCTGGGTGCCACGGCAGAGCAAAGCTGTGTGTGTACAACTGGTTTACCCATGTATATATAGGTGTTTGGTCTTATGTTTAAATGAGGC